CGCCTCGATGGTGGCTTCCGAGATACCGTTAATTCGGACGGTGTTAGCCATGCGGAGTCACCTCTCGCAAAGCTACCAGATAGCCATTCTTGCTATCTGCCACACGGACGACAGTGTAGTTATAATTGGTCTCCGACTCGTTAGGCTCGATGCCAAACCACACACGGCAACCCTCAACCAACGGACAATTCCGTCCAGTGATACTTACTGCGCGGCTATATGCCGTCTGAGCGCCAAAAACCTCGGTGGCTTCCTGTCCCACATTGGCGCTTACGTTGGCCATGAGGTAGAGGGGGGAGGAAAAAGCCGCCTCTACCTCAAGGGTATCGTTACCGTAATCGTCCAGAATCGGCGTACTGCCCACTTGGATGGCATACCACAGTTCTCGCTTATTTCGAATCAAATCACGCATCAGTGGTCACACTCCCTACGTGTGGCAGCACTCGATTCAGCAGTGCAGACTTCTCAGGCCAACTACGAGAGATTCCGTTCTCGCTGTGGCTGTTCTGTCCTTCTGCACCACGCTTCGAGTACAGTTCCGCTGCCAACTGAATCTGAATCCGCTCATATCGAGACGGCACGACCGTCCCGTCGGGGTACCCAAACGGATACATTCTGTTCAGCACCAGCGCTTCCGCATCTGCCAGCACACCGTCAAGCACCTCGTCGGTGTCAGTATCAGGTGCCAGCGTGGTCGCCAGCGCCGTTCTTTTCTCCGCACTCGTCATTGGGTTTCCCTCCTAATTTTGCATTCATGTGGAGCGACCTTGCGATAAACGCAGCTTTCATTCGCTCCATTCTGTTTCTTTCCTCTCGCTCACGGCGTTCCTGTTGCTCATCAGCCGTAATCGGGAACGGCTCGGCAGGATACTGATGATTCTGTCCCTTCGAGAACATATTGCCGACCGTCGATCTCAACGCTTCGGCTACATACACGCCCTCAAGCCACAGTTCTTCGTTTTTTCGCCGCCTTTTAATCATCTCTGATTTACGGTAAGCCACCGCCAGCTCCGGCTCATCGATCCAGAACTGTGTCCAACTCATACCCATTGCTAGGTATGCAGGGAACATTTCATCGAAGAATTCAGTAAAGGTTTTTTGGGGCGAGGTTATTTCACCATCGCCCACGTTGCGTTTCCCTCTCCGTTGCCATCAGTCAGGGTGGACAGGGTTTCAGCATACATCTCCATTAAAGCTTCCATGAGAGCGGTCTTGTCGCCGACCTCCTCGAAAATCTCATCCATGAGATTGCGCTTGATGCCACGGTGGTTCTTGATGAATGCACCGTTGAACAGCAGAGGAATCATGGTCATGGGCTTCGCAGTCAGTTCCTCCAGAACAAAGCCCTGGCTCTCCATGGTCTTGACGCTCTGACGGTTGTATTCGAGGATGTAATCCTTCTTGTTATAAGTCAGATTGATTTTGCTCATTATTGGCGTTCTCCTTTAATAAAGTTTGTTGTTTTCGAAAAAGGGCGGGGAAGACCCCGCCCCAATTCAGTTTTTAGACAGTTGCGAACTCCACGGGAGTGGAAGCTGCGATGTTGATGGTGAACTCGACAACCTCGTTCACGCCCTTACCAGGCAGACCGCAGGTGTGCTGGCCCTGCCAAGTGAACTTGGAGCCATCAGAGAACTCCAGCGCATAGTGCAGAGCAGTACCAGCAACCTCGTTCACAGCGGTGAAATCTTCCTTGGTGTAGTTGCAGGTGAAGGTCAGGGTGTCGCTGGACTTGATGCCGGGAATGTTGGTCACCTGTGCATCAGACAGGGTAGTGGTCTCCAGCATCTCGGGATCGCCAATCATGTCAGGGAAATCCTTGATGTCGACAACCTTAGTCAGTGCCTCGGCAGACTCGCCCCACTTCAGGGTAATGCCATAAGTGTTAATAGCCATTATCTGTTCCTCCTTCCGTTATCTAAGGGTGTCAATTAACCACCGATGGTGATCTTGACAGCCTTGGTAGCGTCGGTCAGAGCAGCCAGATAGTACTTGCGGCTCCAGATGGTGTTCTGACGGATATCGCCGTCGCGATCCTGCTCGACCTCGACACCACGCTTGTTGAACAGAGTGACAGCATCCTTAGTGCCGCCAACGATGGTGCCTTCGGGAATCAGCTTGCAGGTGTACAGGTTCCAGTCACCAACGGTAGAGATGTAGCCGTGGCGAGAGAACTCAGCAACGTACTTCAGGTCATCCTTCAGAGCCTTGCGGACCTTGGCGACATCCTTGGGGTTCACCAGACCGAACTTCTCGATGCCATCCAGATTCTCGACGTTCAGCATAGCGCCAGCGTCAACGAAAGCGTTGAAGTCAAACACGGAAGTGGTCACAACCTGAGTTGCCTTGTTGAACTCTGCGTAGATGTCGTCGTTGATGTGGTTGAACATATCGGTTGCCATGTGACGCAGACCGGTCTCGACGACCATGGGATCGGTCATCTCCTGCTCGTCGAAGTACTTGAAGCGGTTCTGAGCCATCAGGATTTCGTACTCCTCCTCAGTGTAGGAGACTTCGATATCCTTGGAGTTACCAGCGCCCATTGCCAGCTTCTCGGTACCATCAGTTGCGCGATAGACGTTGATCTTCTTAATCATGCCGGGAGTGCCGACCAGAGAGTTATCAACGGTGCAGAAACGAGCCAGATCCAGATAAGTGTTGTACTGGTCTTCAATCTGATTTGCCAGGACAAAATTTTCATAAACCTGATGAGCCATAATTAATTACCTCCATAAAGTTCTTTGTATTTGTCAGGATTTTCTGCAAAGAACTTCTGCTTTTCAGCGAGGGTCATCTTCTGGAATGCTTCCTTTGTGATACCCTTATCTCCGTCTCCCGCAGGAGGAGTAGGAGTGCTTTTCAGAAGTTCTGCTTTCATTGCCTTTTCGTGTTCAGCAACGAACACGGCGTGGTTTTTAAACATGGTTGCCATATCGCCCTTATGCAGAGCTTCAGCGGTACTCTTTGCCAGCTTTTCATCGTAGCCGATGCCCAAGAACTGGACGGTGTACTCGTTGATGGCATCCTTTGCGCGATACTTTTCCAGTTCCGCCATAACGCTTGCCATGTCTTCGGCAGCCTTGGCCTTGGCAGCCTCTTCCTCGGTCATACGTTCACGGAGCTGTTTCTTATAGCCAGCCGCCTCGGAATTAGCTTTCTCCAGCAGTTCTTTCTTCACAAAGCCACTCATGTCAGGCTCATAGGCTTCCAGAGCTGCCAGCTTCTCCTCAACGGTCATGGTTTCGTAACCTTCGATTTTGCTGATATCGATTTTTGCCATTTTGATTCCTCCTGCGTTTTAACGTGTTCCCTCACGATTTTTGCGTTTTAAGGACTTCCCTGTCCGAAAACAAAAAGAACGCCACTACCCCTGCGCAAGGGTAATGGCGCTCAGATGCGCTCTTTGTTTTTCAGTTCAATGATTTTTGCTTCTGTGTCGAAGAACACTTTCGCATCCTTGCGACAACGGGTGCAGACAATTTCGCCTTTGCCCTCGAAGTAGCCGAGCAATCGACCACACTTAGGGCATCTAACGGGTGTCATATGCCGACCACCTCCTATGTATTAATCCTTAACCTTCTCTACATAGCACCGGCAATGCAGATGCGGTTTCGGAGGGATGTTATCAATATCAAACACCACATGGTGTCTAGCCTTGCATTCCTGACAGCGTCTGTCGTCCGCTGCTGTAACCCATCGGACTTTCTTTACGCCGTCATCCTCATATGCCTTAATCAACGCATCGAACGTAGCGTCATCCGCGAACTGCTTGTTCAAAGCGACCAGCAATCGCTTCGCTAGTTCAACCTCTTCGCGAGGGGTGTCGCTCGAAATAACACCCTCCGCGAATCGGGATCTCTTTCTGTCAAGCTCGTTCTTGTAGACGTACTTCGTTACGGGATTATAGGCACCCATCAGCGCCACGACGAAATCGTGGGCATCCGACGCGGGAAGCGCCTCGGATTCGGAGTAGCTGTCGTACACCGACTTCACAAGACGTGTCGCCTCCTGTTCGGTTACCTTTAACGCTTCGTCGTAAATCTCATGAGATACAGAAATCACGTTCAGTTCGTCGAACGATGTTACCTTGCGGAACAGCTTCGCATACTGTCGGTTCAGATAAGCAATCGTCTTATCTGTCTTACTGTACGGACTCTTCATCGTCATCACCTAACGACTTAACGTATTTCTCCATCTCTTCAGCTTCCTTCTGCTCGTTCGCCTCCCAGTACTCCTTGCTCTGCAAGTAAGCACTTTCGGGGTCGAGGAACAGACCGCTGTGAGCGAACGCCAACTGAGGATGAACCTTCGGGTTGTTCAGCAGCGTGGTCAGCACCTGAGACTTGGTCTGAAGATTATCGTAATTACGACGGGAGAACTTAATCTCAACGTTCTTCAGGTCCAACTTCAAGCCGGTCATATCACGCAGGATGCGAAGCACCAAACGCAGGAAATCTTTCTCGCTACGCTTGAACTCAAGTTCAACGCTCTGCATATGCGTTTCCGCTGCTCCGTAGCCATCTCGCAAATATACGGCCTGACCCGTGTCCGAAGTGCTAGAACCGCCATTTCGGTTCGGGATGCCACAGATTGTCAGAATCGCGCTGTACAGATTATCACTCAGCACCTGAATGTCATTCTGCTGAAGCGCAGCACTCAGATACTTCGCATCAACACCCTCCGGCAGACACAGCATCTTATGCTCGTCCAGCTTCTTTGCGGTTTCCTCGTCGATGGTACCGCCAAGCAGAGCGAGGAAGCTGTTGACGAACTGCTCCACGTCGTCCAAGCGGTTACTCTCGACTTCGTTCAGAGCGTCCAGCAGAGGCAGAGCCACCTCGAATGCACCAAGACGAGCGCGATTCGCAGGATATTCGAAGATAGGCACCATGCCAAGCACGTGACCTTCAGACTTCTTAATCGCACCATTCTCGATTTCGAAGTACATATCCCGCGTATAAACACTATGTACCAGA